CAAACTCAAGAAAATTTAGTAAAGGCGAAATCGGCCAATTGATTACTGGTGATGTAGACTTCACCAGCGCAACTGTGCGTGGTCATATAATACCTGATACAAATGATACTTATGATATAGGTTCTGCTGAATACAAAATAAGAGATGCGTATATATCAGACAACTCTCTTTGGATTGGGGATAATGTTAAGATAGGGGCATCAGGCGGTAAAAAGAAGAATAGAAAACGTAAGAAAGGTAAGACTCCTAAGAAGATATTTGATGCTTTAATTGGATCTGGTAAGGCATTTGCCAATGAAACAGCACTGAAAGATAAGTTCAAAGAAGAAATACATGATCCTGCCCCTGATAACACACTGGACCCTGGTCATGCCGATTTCAATCCATCGATTAAAAAATGGTTAGATTTTTCGGCACTGCATGGTCAGAGTGGATTCAAGAGACCTGATGATATATTCGATGATGATGATGATTTTGATTCTGAAGATGGTGTTGATGCTGTAGAGGGATTACAGGCGGCACTTGATGCTAAACTAAATGCTTCATTGGCATATGTCCATCCTACCACGGCAGGGAATAAACATATTCCTACTGATGGTGCCACAGATCAATATCTAAAATATTCGGCATCAGGAACAGCAGTATGGTCTACAATTGCACAGGGCGTTCTCCCATTTGCCAAAGCAGATGGGACCAGCGACCCAATAAACTTAACAAACGATCAAGAAGTTCCGTTTATTAAAACAGATGGAACCATAGATAATATAGCACTTACGATATAGGAATAAAAGATGGCGAATAAAATACCTTTAAAGGCAACCTATTCTGGTTCAAATACATCTGGGTTAGCCGAATTCCAGTCTGGTGATACTATACCCTCAAGCTATTTGGCTGTTGATTTAAGTACATTACTTCCATTGGCCGGTGGTGCCATGACGGGTGCCATAACAACCAACTCAACATTTGATGGGGTAGACATAGCGACAAGGGATGCAGTATTAACTTCTACAACCACCACAGCAGGAGCCGCTCTGCCTAAAGCTGGTGGCACTATGACTGGCAACATTAATCTTGGTGACAACAACAAGGTTCAGCTAGGTGCGAGTCAGGATCTCCAGATATACCATTCGGGGTCGCACTCATATATAGAGGACACAGGTACAGGCGATCTAATTCTTAAAGCCGGGAATGACGTTAACATTCAAGATCCTAGCGGGAATACTCTGGCGAATTTTAATGAAGGTGGGGAAAGCAAACTATACCATTCCGGCAGTGAGAAAATAGCGACAAAAGCAGCAGGGGCCGAGGTCACTGGCAATCTTACAGCAACTGGGAACGTCACTGCATACTCTGATAAACGCCTCAAAGATAATATTCAAGTTATCCCGAATGCATTATCCAAAGTAGAAGAAATCAGGGGTGTGACATTCACTCGTAATGACCTTGAAACTGATGAACGATTCTCTGGTGTAATCGCCCAGGAAGTCGAAGCAGTTCTTCCTGAAGTAGTCCATGAAGCTGAAGGTGGAATGAAGACTGTGGATTATGGTAATATGGTTGGATTGCTCATCGAGGGCATGAAAGAACAGCAGGAAATAATTCGATCATTGGCCACACGAATCGAGGATTTGGAGGGTAAATAATGGCACTTCAAGGATCAGGATCAATATCTCTTCAAGATATAGCTAATGAATTCGGGGGGTCTACTCCTCATAGTCTAAATGAATACTATGGTGCTGCATCAGGTATACCCGGTTCTGGCACTATTTCAATGGATGATTTTTACGGAACCTCGAATGCTGCATTCATTGCGGCAACAGGTGGTTCAGTCACAACGGATGGTGATTATAAATACCACATTTTTAATAGCAATGGGACATTCACTGTCACATCTAATGGTAATGCGGCTGGTTCATCTACTGCGGAATATCTCGTTATTGCTGGAGGTGCTGGAGGCGGTAAGGGGTCTGGAGGAACAGGTGGCGGCGGTGGCGGTGGTGCTGGCGGATATAGAACAGCAACCGGATTCGCTCTTTCAACCACAGGTGGTGCATCTGGTGGGTCTTCATACCCCATCCAAGTCGGTGCTGGTGGATCTAGTACAAGCAATTCGGGTGCCCGTGGGGGGAATGGCGGATTAAGCACTTTTAGTAGTATCGCCTCGACAGGTGGCGGTGGCGGTGGTAGCTCTGGTAGCGGTAGCGTTAGACCGGGTGCATCTGGTGGATCTGGTGGTGGTGGGTCAGAAGGCGGTGGCTACGGGGCCGGTACATCTGGGCAAGGTTATCGCGGCGGTAATGGTATGTACAACGGTGGTGGTGGTGGTGGTGGCGCGTATGAAGTGGGCGATGCTGGCAATAACGGAAGTAGTGCGCCATATGGAGATGGCGGAGATGGAAATTTATCCTCAATTACAGGTTCGTCTGTGAGAAGAGCGGGTGGCGGTGGTGCTGGTCGAATTTCTGCACGAGGTGGATATGGTGGGGCAGGTGGTGGTGGTAATGGAGGTCAACAAACATCAGGTGGAGCCGCAACAGCAAATACTGGCAGTGCTGGTGGGGGATGCCACGGTGGCAGTTCAGGCAGTGGTGGATCGGGCGTTGTGATTATCCGTTACAAATATCAGTAGGAGGACTGTATGGCTCATTACGCACAATTAGATGAAAATAATATAGTTATTGATGTTAATGTGATTGATAACGATCAAGAAGAAGAATTAGGTGAAGCTGGAATTGTGGAATGGTTACTGTCTGTCTGGGGTGGAACTGATTGGAAGAAAACAAGCTTCAATACACAAGGTAATACTCATTTATTAGAAGGAATACCGTTTCGAAAAAACTATGCTGGTATTGGGTTCACATTTGATTCAGAAAGAGATGCTTTTATACCTCCACAACCATTTCCATCATGGGTGTTAGATGAAGATACTTGCCAATGGGAATCTCCTGTTCCCAGGCCAGATGATGATAAGGATTATAGATGGAACGAATCCACAGTGTCATGGGATGAAGTAGAAGAAGTATAAATAGTATAATAACAATAGTGGAAGATAACTAATATGGCACAGCCAACTACCAGAGCAACACTGATCGATTATTGCCTTCAGCAGTTAGGTGAGCCTGTAATTGAAGTTAATGTGGATGAAGACCAATTAGATGATCGTATTGATGATGCTCTTCAATACTGGCAAGAATATCATTCAGATGCCTCAAAGAAAGTATATATTTCACACAAGATTACTACTGCCGATAAGACAAACAAGTTTATTGTGCTGCCAGATGCCGTTCTCTGGGTAGAAAGAATGTTGCCCCTGGATATGCAGGGAACAAATTTTCTGTATAATGTAGAGTACCACATGCGTCTTTCAGACCTCAATCGTCTGACTACCATGGGTGGCATAGCACAATACGAACAGATGCAGCAAGCCTTGGCATTATATGATCTCAAAATTGGGACAGGTCTATCCGATCCATGGAGATTTAGTCGCCATGAACATAAATTATTCATAGATGTTGATGATAAAGAATTAGTGGTGGACAATCATATAATGATATCGTGCTACTCAGCACTAGATACTTCTTCGACCGGAGTAACAGCAATATACAATGACCGTATGCTGAAGAAATATTCCACAGCACTTATCAAAAGACAATGGGGTGCCAATCTAATCAAGTTTGATGGGATGGTTCTTCCTGGTGGTGTTACATTGAATGGTAGGCAAATATACGAAGATGCCACTCAGGACATCGAAAGAATAGAAGAAAAGATAGCTCTAGAGTACGAAATGCCCACTAACTTTTATATGGGTTAGGAATAACAATGGCAACTAATGTATACTTCTCTCCCAAGGTAAGAAGCGAACAGAATCTATACGAAGATATTATTATAGAATCCCTGAAGATGTTTGGTCAGGATGTTCTATATATTCCTCGTGAGGTCATCAAGGAAGATGAGATTTTGAATGAAGATTATTCTCGATTCACTGATGCCTATGGCGTGGAAATGTATATCGAGAATACAGATAATTTCGCTGGTGAAGGAGATTTGATGTCGAAGTTTGGTCTTCAGATTCGAGATCAGGCAACCTTTATTTGCTCCAAGAAGAGATGGGAACATTTAGTTTCTTTATGGAATAATGATGTAGGGATTGATAGACCTGCTGAAGGCGACCTTATATACTTACCTCTCTCTAATTCTATGTTCCAGATTTCTCATGTGGAACATGAACAGCCGTTCTATGCCTTGGGCAATCTTCCCACATATAAACTTAATTGCGAGTTATTCGAGTATTCTAGTCAGGAAATAAATACTGGTGTTATTGAGGTTGATCAGTTCGAGACTAAGTATTCCGATTACGCAGTATTTGGTATCAATACAGGAACCGTAGGAAACTTTCAGGTCCACGAGACTGTTAGACAGGCAACTGGTTTGGTAGATTCTAATAATGACCCTATTTTTGTTACCGGTGAAGTCAGTAAAGTTGAATATCCTGCTGCAATTACCGAGGGTGTAATCTATATTAACGATTCTACTGGTACTGATGGTATCTACAGGCAGTTTGTGATATCTTCTACTGTTCCTATTATTGGTCAAACAACTGGTGCTTCGTGGATGATATATGCTGATGTTTCTACTATGAGTCTTAGTGATAAAGAACAACACATCAATGACCCATGGGATAAGGGTCGTGAATTTGAAACTTATAGTGTTCGTAAGGACAGTCAGGGAGTAACTACCAGTGATTCTATTATAGATTTCTCTGAATCCAATCCATTTGGGGAACCATAATAATGTTTGAGACACCGTTTTATAATCAGCACATCCGAAAATTGGTATCAGTATTCGGCACCTTGTTCAATGATATTCATATTCAAAGAACAGATAAGGATGGTAAAATTCTGGAAAGGAACAAAGTGCCCCTGGCATATGGTCCTAAACAGAAGTTTATGGCTCGTATAAATGAACAACCAGACTTAAATGATCCTAAGATGGCAATCAAATTGCCTCGAATGTCATTTGAGATTATGGATATTTCATACGATTCTATCACGAAACTGAATAAACAGATAAGAGATTCTAGACCACATGCCACTGACCCTGCGAAAAGAAATTATCTCAGGACATTTGCTCCATATAATATATCATTTCAATTGGCAGTGATGGCAAAGAATATGGATGAGGGTCTACAGATAGTAGAACAAATATTACCACATTTCCAACCAGATTATACAGTCACTATTATAGAGAATAATGATTTATCAAGGAAGACAGATATACCAGTAGTACTGACGAATGTGTCATTGGCCGAGGATTATGAGGGTGATTTTGAAGTAAGAAGAACTATAATATATACATTAGACTTCACGAGCAAACTTAGATTCTATAGGTCTGTTCAGGAATCAGGAGTCATTAAACAAGTTGATGCTAATATTAGAGATAATACATTATCTACTCAAATATTATTAGAAACTATGAATATAGATATCGACCCCACAACGGCAGAAAAGGAAGACACACAGGTTCCTGCTTCTCAAACACCAGGGACCGATCAGTATCGTGTAGTAGAAACAATTGACTTTTTTGTAGCACATTAGGATGATAAAATTATGGCAAAAGATATTGAGAGTGATTACGAATACATTCGTGGGTCACTATATAATCTAAGTGAGAAGGGCAATGAGTCCATTGAATTGATGATGGATCTGGCACGGGAATCAGAACATCCTCGTGCCTTTGAAGTTTTGGGGCAATTGATTAAACAAAATGCCGAGATCACAGAAAAATTGATGGACCTTCAACGGAATAAACAGAAGATTGAAGAGGCACCATTAAATACAACTGAAAAATTAACACAGAATAATGTATTCATTGGTTCTGCCACTGACCTTCAAAAGTTATTGGCTTCCTCTAATGTTATTGAGCATGAAAAATAATGGAACTTCAGGGTCGTGGTTTTGGATATCTCGGAAATATCAATGTCAAAAAGGACGGTGTATCACATAACTGGTCCCTTGAAGATGTAGATGAATACTCCAAGTGCGTTAAGTCAGCAATATATTTTGCCGAGAAATATGTAAAAATCGTTCACCTTGACTCTGGTCTGATACCATTTAAACTGTATTCTTACCAGAAAAAGATGTTCGAGCATTTCGAGGACAACAGGTTCTCTATTGTTCTGGCATGTCGGCAGTCAGGAAAATCCATTAGCAGTGTTGTATACCTTCTCTGGTATGCATTATTTCATCCCGATAAGACTATTGCTATTCTAGCAAACAAGG